TTACGTTGTAACTGTCACAGATCCCACTGACCCTGTACCTACATTCGTTGCGGGATGAGGCTTGTTAGATTCTGTTATCTTAACGAAACCACCATGATTAAATATAGCTCCTACCTCTAATCCTTGATCGTGATTTTTTAAAGTAGTAAACGTCATTTCAGAAGTTCGGCCCTCACCAGGATTTTGTATTTGTGTTAAATACAGAGCAAAAGATTGAACAACTTGGTTCATGTAGTCTTTGGTGTATTGATCTGGTGGAGATGGGAAAAAAGGTAAAGCAAGATTTCTAGCCATTGTCCTTGATCTCCTTATAATCACCCTCAATAAAAGCTTGAGGATATTTCTTCTGTAACTGTTCTAAACGCAAAACAATGTCTTCTCTAGTTAGATCATCGAGAGAATGAACAGTTTCTCTTCTATCTATGGTCAATCCACCCAATGCCGATCTTATTTTTTCAGCGTTGATAGATGCTGAAAACTGCCCTGCTTCTTCTGCACCTTTTGATAGCTCACTCAATCTTTTGAGTTGACCCATGATGGTGACACCATAACGCCTTTCGGTTTCTTGCCTTAATTCTTGTATATACTCTGGAACTTGTGGGTACTTAATACCACTTAATAAATGATGCGCTACTGTATTCGCAACTTTTGGTGAGAAACCTGCTTTTCTTGCACATTCTGCATTGGAATAAATACCTTCTACATAATATTTTGCAAACTCACGTTGTCTATTGGTAAGTTTTCGATCTAAGCGAGTCTCTACTTCTTTCGCTATTTTTTGTTGTTGAACAGTTTGTTTTGCCATTATCGTCTTCCATCTGGTCTTATATCTACTTTTGGAGTTCCTAGTCTCCAAGTAACTTCTTTCTCGGATGAATCTATTTTTAACGAAAAAGATCGCCCTCGCAACCTTAAATTAAGTTCTTCAGTAAATTGTTCAATGACCGAGGTCGAACCCGCCACGGATTGTGTTACGGAACCCGCTTGGTTTTGAGCAAATCCTTTACCGGGAAAGTTTTTAGTAAAGAAAGTTAAATTAGCTTTGGGAGTGCTACTAGTAGAATCTCTAAAGGTAATATCTGGTAATACTTTAGAAAGAAGCAAGAACCTATCTCCCTCTCCTATATCTATCTGACTAGATTGAATATGAGCGGATATAGCACTGGAAGGACTCGTACTGCCATCGTCAAAACCCGTTTCATGATTATACAAATGATAATCAGCCGAAGCAGCTATAGGTAAAGATTTAACGCCTCTGTCCATCCAAACAGTTCTGTTCAAAGAACCAAAATACCATATTTTTTGTTCGTAATTAAAAATAACATATTTATCATTTTCTGTGGCATTAGCAGATGGATAATACCACCATATTTCAGCAAATTCAGAATTTAATCCCGCTACAACTTTTTCTATTTGTTCTGTATTAAAATCACTAAAAACGTGATCTTTTACAGTGCATGGTAATCTCTGTACAGAACCGGAAAAAACATAGAACTCATTTTGACCCATCCAAAACACACTGTTTTCTACAGAAACAGCCGCCAATGGACCCGCAACAGTAATGCCTTCTGCAATAGTAGAAATACCAAAAGTAAAAGGTGGACCAATGAACTGCATAGAGTGTAAGGACACATCTGTAAAAACAAGGATTTGTTGTCTCGTTTCTACAGCCATAATTATTTCAGAACCAGAACCAACTCTAAGTTCTCCCGCAGTGTTTGTTGCTTCCGTTTTCCAATCCGTAAGACTCTCTTGATCAGCAAACCTTATTAACAAAGGATCTTGTGTACCAATACTTGTTTCTCCATCACAACCAAAGACAATAACGTGTCTATCTATATCTGAAACCATAATTTGTTTAGCGACAGTTGGAGCAAGAGTAGAACCCGATAGTGAATTTAATAAAACAGCTCTTGTGTTTGTTCCATTGTCCTTTCTCCAATAACCTATCTCGCCATCTCTAACGTTAATTAATAGATCTTGACCAAAATTATCGTGGCTCCATATTCTCATGGTATCTACTGTAGACACAGTTGTGTTCCAAGTTCCTGCGTTCCAAGGTCCAGCACCCCAACCAAGTGAGGTAAGAGAATCATCCAATCCTACATTCACTTGATATCTACCCACGATACTTGAACCACCAGTTCCAGAATCACTAGAAGTAGAGTAAACCAATGTTCCTGCACCAAACGTTACAACACCATTTGATGTCAAACTTTTTATAGTTGTAGCAGCTGTTCTTGCATTGATATAATAAGTATTGGCGTTACCAACTTCTACGGCAGCTATTTGATACTCTTGATTAAGGACATCTGTGCTACTGTCACCTGCTCCTATCATATTCCCACCTAAAGACGCTGCACCACTGATTGTGACAAAACTATTCACAGTTGCACCATGACTTGTATGAGTAACTTTCAAAGTTGAGGTTCCAACAGCTGCACCAGAACTATGACTAGCCGCCGTTGTTCCATGTACCCCTCTAGTACAAGACAATAAATCATTATTGGTTGTATCAATAGAATCATATTTTATTTCTTCTGATCCTATTTTTACAAATCCACTTGGAGCAAAATTAGTAGTGCTTGCCAAAGATATCGTTCTTGCGGAATCATTAATACTAGCGTTTATTGTCGTGCTTGCAGCGTTTATGGCTGAAATATCACCTGCATCTGTTGTTAATCTAAGAGGTGTAATATCAGAAAAAGTTAAACCTTCTTCAATGTAATATTTGTTACTAGTTCCTACACCTAAATATTTAGTATTGTCCAAGGCCATCCAAGCTTTTAAAGCTCTACATTTACCTAAAAAAGATTCAGTTGAATATTTTACCCAACCTCCTATTTTTTCTGGATAACCAAATCTAAACCTTATTTTATCTGAGTCAAACCAGCCACCCTCATTAGAGGATGAGGTTGTTTCTCTATTAATACCAGGTTTAAACTGTAATCTAGTTAAAGGCATATTATCCTACGTAAGCTTTACCATCTATAATAGCTTTATTAGATGCTGTCATGTCTTCATCACCCCAATCGTCTAATGCAACCATCCCCTCTAAATGAGTGTAGTTACGAGCCACACGTTCTTTTTTTTCTTCAGTGGTAGCATTAGGAATTTTAGATCCATCAATAATATCATTGATTACTTCTACACTATCACTCATTGCAGAATAATGGGTAGATTTTTCCTCATCTGTTCTAGACATTATTTTTCTCCAATTCTAAAATACGATTTTCTAATTGTTTATTTTGTTTTGAAAGATCTTGAATTGCACTAACTAAAACAGGAACAAATTTTCCATAAGACATCTCAAGTTTATCAAGATTTTCTTTCATAACTGCTTGAAGATAATCTTCACAATCATGCTTTTGTTGAATTTGATCTACCTCTTGAGCAATAAATCCTTGACTCTTTATATTATTCATAGAACCATCTCGTCTGTCCCAAGTAAAATTTACAGGGCGAAGATCATTTACAAAGTCTAATCCAATATCAATATCTTTAACATCTTTTTTATCTCTTATATCTGATAGACTACTTATTGTTTGAGTGTTACATCTTAAAGTTGCAACATTAGCATCACCTAAAGTTATTTGATTAGTTGCACTATTAGAAGAGGGGTCTGCGTTATAACCTACACAAGTTAAATTACTACCTGAAGTTATATCATTTCCTGCTTGCCAACCAATAACTGTATTTTTTTCTCCAGTAGCATTTTGAAGAGTTCTAAAACCAATAGCTACATTATATTCGTTTGTTGCATTAGCACCAGAATTACCTCCTATATAAACATTATCACTTATATTACCAGTTTGTCCTCCTCCTGCATTATAACCAATACAAACATTAGATGATCCAGACATAGCAGTGCTAGAACTTCCTAGCAAAGCACGATACCCTACAGCTACATTTTGCGCTCCAGAAACATATCTCATTGCTTCAAATCCAATAGCTACATTATCATCTCCAGATGTTAAATTAGTACTTAAAGCTCCTCTACCTACAGCTACATTATTATCTCCTGTAGTAGGACCATGAGCTTCTTGTCCAACTAAAACATTATAATGTCCTGTGGTTATTTTAGATCCTGCACTAGCTCCAACAGCCGTATTACTGTCTCCTGTAGTAATAGCAGACAACGCATTAAAACCAACAGCTGCACACTGTTGAACATCTGAAGTGTCAGTATTAAAAACTCCCTCTAACGCGCCATGACCACATGATGTATTTTGTCCACCAAGTATGTATCTACCAGAACGAGTTCCAACAAAAACTTGTTGTCTTCCAGTAATGTTAGTAGCACCTGCATATGTTCCTACTCCCACATTTCCATTGTGACCATCTCCAGAGGTAGCTTGATTAGTGTTACCTAATGCACCTAATCCTACAGCTACGTGTTGTGAATCTGTTGTAGCAGATTGTAAAGCTTGATACCCTACGGCAACATTTAGGTCTCCTGAAGTTATTGCAGTACCTGCTTCTTGTCCAAAAGCAACATTTCTGACAGCATCACTTGTAATATTAGCTAATGAACTTCCTCCAATATGTACGTTTTCAGTTCCAATGCCACTAAGACCTGTTGCCGTAACGGTTTGACTATCTACGTAAGCTTTTATTGCTTTTGCTGTTGCTAAAGTATCATGACTACTACTTACAGATGAAATATCTTGATCTACGCTAGTTATGGTGGTTGTGCCATCGGTCAAGGATCCAAAAGAAATTGTACCTGTTGTTGTAATATTACTACTTCCATTGTCAATTGCTCCAAAGCCAGAAGATATACTACCACCTCCCAACGCACCTACAGAAGTTATGTTTGTCTGTGCAGCTGTAGCTAATGTGCCTATAATCGTACCACCAGATACGTTAATACCTGCACTGAATACGGGTATCTGGTTCATGGTCACTACACCATTGCTATCAATATCAATAGCATCTGTATCTCCTACAGAACCAATATTTCCATCATTAGGTATAATAAGATTACCACCTAAAGTTGTTAGTCCACCAGTTACCACCGTACCTGCGAGAGTTACATTCGCTCCACTAAAGGTAGCTGCCGTTGTGGTTCCTGATTTAATGATTAAATTACCACTTGAATTATTTAAGGATCCAAAAGTAGCTGTATCATCTTTTAAAAAGATAATTCCATCATCTGAGTTAAGAACAATATCCCCTGCTACATCGAGTGTTAGATCTCCAGAAGATAAGTCTATTTCTGTACCATCAATTGTTATATTATCTATAGATACACCAGCATTGGCTGTTACTGCCCCTGTAGAGGTCAGAGTACCACCCACTGTGGTATTCCCTGCTACTGCAAAGGTTCCTGCTACATCTAAATCAGTAAATAAATCAAATACCGCACCGCTTGTGCCACCACCATCTGTAGCAATAACTTTTACAGAACCATTTGGAATATTTACTGTAGCTCCACTACCTTGTTTAATAGTTATAATTTGACTACCACTTGTAGCATTCTCAATAATCCAAACCTTACTAACAGCATTTGGAGCAAGGGTAACAACTCTTGTCGTAGTTAAATCTGCACTAGAGGTTATTTTTAAATATAAAGAACGTACCTCATCACTAACAGCGTCTGACATTGTAATCGTTGTATTAGCATCGCCCATTGTTTCAGTTCCATAACTGAAAGCTTCCGCTATGAGAGATAAGTTCGTATTTGTAGCTGTACCCCATGTACCAGAACGTTCTCCAGAACCTATTTCTTCTAATCTTAGATCATTAACAAATGTACTCATTTTCTATCCTATGCTTCTTGTTGGTCCCAAGATGGACTATGACTCGGAGTTACTGAAGAGTAACTTGGTGTTTGACTTGGTGTGACATTACTAAAACTTGGTGTTTGACTTGGTGTGACATTACTAAAACTTGGTGTTTGACTTGGTACAACTTCACTATAACTCGGATCTTGTGTAATTTCAAGATTGCCCCACACAAGAACTCTACCGATTTCCATTGTGCCTTGGACACCTACATTTGTTGTCTGAATACCCGCACCATTTAAACTTGCAACTAAAGCTCCAAATAAAGAACGGTTAGCCGTATTTTGCGCTGCAGTATCTGATACTGAATCTGTTTCTGAAAAAGAAAGGACAGAACTTAAATCATCAATTAAATCGTCTGAAGCTTGACTTTGAAAAAGAACATTGCCCGCAACAGAAGCAGCGGCAAAACTAGCATTGGCTGCTGCTTGATTTTCTACTGCAAGTTCTGCAATAGCTGATTCAATTTTTGAAAACGTTATTTCTAAACCATCTGCTCCTAACACAGGAGCCGATCCTGTTCCCGTAAAACCTTCTGTTCCTAGCACAAAAATACTTGAACTAGTGTTTATTGTATAATCACTTGCAAAAGTTGATCCAGTGCCACTTACACCCGTTGGTGTAAAGAATAAATCAATAGCATCAGTTGCAAAAGATGTTTCTGAAAGTGAGTGATGACCAAACATTATTCTTTCTTATTTAATGACTCTATTAGTTTATTAGTAAAGAAGTTTAACGCTACTTGTTGTTGATCTAAATGAAACTTAGCCTGGTTTGCTTTAGTTTGTAGATCTCGTATTTGAGCTATGAGGTATCTTTGCTCTTCACTCATGTCAGTAGGATTATACTCTTTTCCATCTATATTAATAATATTTTGTGCTTCTTCAGTCATTCTAACCTCCTTCTAATTTAGCTATTCTTGCTTCAAGTTCTTGTATTGTTTTTACTAATAATGGTACTAATTTACTATGGTCTATGCTTTGATATTCTGCATTACCCTTATCGTTTACTTTATCTTTTTCACCTATTACACAATTAGATACAACAGATTGTGCTTCATGTGCTAAAAAACCTGTAATAGTATTATCTGTATCTGTTTTAAAATTAAACTTACAAGGCTTTAATTGTTTGATCGTACTAGTTGCATCCCAATCATAATTAACATTTTCTTTTAAACGATAATCAGAAGAAGTATTAAAAGCTGTAGCAGTACTTGTCATTGAAATAGAACCTACATTAGTTCCATCTCCATTAACAATGTACATAGGATACCTAGTTCCTGTATTATCATTTGCTTGAAACCCATAACCAGTATAATTTTCTCTAGCATTATCAATAATCATACCATTATTTTGATTTTCAGCATTAATAAAAAATTTAGAAGCACCAAATACATTTGTAGTGTTAGCAGTAGCTTTAATCATTAAAGCATAACCATTCATATTCATTACATTATATGGAGCAGAACCCGGACCAACATCATCTGGTTTACAATAAAACTTCATTATTGTTCCTGCAACAGTTCCACTATGAGCTTGTGTAGTAACTGCTGTAATTTTAGCTTCAGCACTAGCTAGACTATTACTTGCTTCAGCGTTACTATTCCAAGCATAACTTCCTAATTCTTCTCCATTTGAGGGATTACCACTATCTGCTAGTCTCGTTAGATTAACACCATGATTATCTTCATCTGCTGTTATTGTTAAACCTACTGGTGGGGATACTGAAGTTCCTATAGATACGTCACCTGCAGAACTTATCCTCATGCGTTCTGATCCATTAGTTTGAAACATCATATAGTTAGAACCATGATTATATCTTATAAATCCTACATACTCGGCTGTACCTGAAGTAGCATCAGAAAAATAAATATTTCCATGATTACTTGTTCCTGATCTTATAGTTATACTTGCTTCTGTACCATGAGATACAGTTAACTCTGTGCCTGAATCATTTCCTATTCCCGGTGTATCGCTACCAATAGCTACACTACCTGTAGCAAATACTCTTATACGTTCACTACCTCCAGTAGCAAATGCAAGTGTGTTTGCAGCAGCTCTAAACATTCCAGTGTCTGCATCACTATAGAAAGTGTGTGTTGGTGCAGATTCTGATCCGTTTGTTGGTCCAATTGCACCACTTACACTTAGCTTAACAGCACTGTCTGGTGTCATGGCAATACCTACATTACCAGAACTATCTATCCTCATGCGTTCAGTAGGACTAGCTGCACCATCAGCAGTTGTTGAGAAAACAAGTCTTGTAGGCATATCATTTTCACCCGGTGTGCCATCTACTACTGCTTGTATTGTAGCACCATAAGTATCAAGGTTTGTACCATCATCACCAATAAAGGTAATACCACCAAGAGTGTCACCATTTGCGACTATTGAATAATTATCTGGAGTTGTACTTTTACTTTTAGAAAGTATTAAGGCTGGTCCATAAACACCACTATCTCTTCTAGTTATAGCAGCCATTCCATCAAATCCAGAACCAATAACTTGAAAAGCAGGTTTACTACCTGATATGGTAGTGTCTGGTGCGTTTTGTCCTATAACTAAAACATCGTTACCACCATCTACAAATAACATATTAGCATTACCACCACTCTCAATACGAAAGTCTAGGTCTGCACTAGCGTCATTTATAACGCCACCACTTTGTAGATTAGCAATGTCTCTGGCTCTACTCATATTAAAATCCTTTTAAATTACCAAGGCTTTCCACTACCATGTGTGGGCGTTTTTGATAGATTTATCTGATTTTGTACTGAATCCTCGTAAGCCTTAACTTGATCATCACCCATAATAGCTTTACACCAAGTTACACAATTATCATGTGTTACTTTTGCGTATTCTATAAACGTACCTGAGGGTTCTGGTATAGCTATTGAACCATAAACTCTACCACTATGCGTTACAGTTTCACCATCAGTTGTTACATCCTCACTATCTGTGCATTCCCAATGTAATGTAGTTATTTGATTATCACCTTTTGACCCTTTGATGTCATATTGAGTGCTTGTTATTGTCCACGTTGCTGCCATGTTTAAGCTCCTTCTAATTTAGCTACTTTATCTTCTAATGTTTCTATTCTTGTCATTGCTTCTTGCAAGGCTTTAACTGCCTTCATATAAAGAACAGAATAACTTACATTTTTTACATTTTCTTTTATTTCTTTAACTTCACCTATTTGTTTAGTTGATGGAGTTTTAATATCTCCTACTTCTTTATCACCACTTTTTACTTCTTCATCATCACTTGTATATAAAACAGCATCTTGAGTTTCAGCATCATCTTTAGTATACAATGTTCCAAACTCTGCACTGTGCTTTATATCACTAGCAGAAGGTGAGCTTTCTTTGATAAGTTTAGGACTTACTGTTTCTATCTCTTGTGCAATGACACCAATTTGTGTCCAAGCTTTATCACCATATTGGTCAACATCATCTTTCTTTTTAAAATTTCTAACTTTAATTGATTTAATATCATCCCATTGAGAATTAGCATCTACAATATCTTGTTTAATTCTTTCATCAGAAATAGAACCATAACTGTTATCGTGATTTTGTACGTCACCATCAGCCGTTATTTGTAATCTTGTTGTTGAATTATCTGAACAAGCTAAAAATTGATTTGTATTATTATCTGGTGCGCCTCCTGTAAACTGTATAAATTGACCATAAGGATTTGCATTAGAATTTCGTGCTTCTAAAGCATATGCAACAGCAGTACCAAAACATATAAGTTTTCCATTACCATCAATAGTAGCTGCTTCTACATCTGTAGAACCACCACCTCCTCCTGCACGAAAAGAAATTTTTCCATCTCCAGAACTAGCACCATAAGCTCTGATCTTAAATAAATTACCAGAATATTCTAAAGCTCCAGCATTTGTTTGATGTGCAACAATTGCACCACGAAATAATATTGGACCAGTAACGTCTAAACTAGTTTCACCACTTCCACCAAATTGAGGTGAATCTGTTCCTATGCCTACACGACCATCACCCATTATGGACACTCTCTTATTTGCAGTGCCGTCTGTATTCCCATTAGAAACATAAAAATCAATGCGACTGTCGGTTGATCCAGAAGAAAAGTAAGTGCCTATAGCACTTTGTCTTCCACTTTGATCCATTGTAATTACTTTATTATCAGGTGCGCCACTTATGTGAAGTAGTGTGTCAGGACTGGTTTCTCCAATACCAACATTACCGCTGCTGTCAATCCTCATGCGTTCTGTGTTGGTTTCACTTGAACCTGAATCACGAGTAGAAAAAGCTAAGTATAGACCTTGTTGATTTGACCCAAAATTTCCTGAAGCTTTAGCCTCTATACTTGCGCCAATACCTGTTCCCCCTTCACTCGCATCATTTGTATTAAACTCAAGACCACCAATGCTTGTATTAGCAGATAAAGAAGTGGAAGAATTATTTATGCGTATTTTAGGGTCAGATGAAGAACTTATTTCCATTAATTGACTAGGACTACCTGTGCCAATACCAACACGACCAGAGCTATCTATCCTCATTTTTTCACTGTTATTAGTTAAAAACATTAAAGGATGATTTGTTGCTCCTTGTATAGCTGGCCCAGTGCTATTGTAATTTGATCTTAGATAAAGTTGTGTAGTGCCTGAATTTTCCGTAATATAAGCATAACCACTAACAGTAACACCACTAGATGTTGTTTCTATTTTTTTAGAATTATTGTGATAAAGTTCTACTGCACCACCATTTGAACAAAAAACATAGTCGTGAGAGTTATCTGCATTTTTAAGTTCAAGATTATTTGCTTGTATTCTTAAATTACCAGTACCATTGTCTTGTATTATACTTCTGCTTCCATCATGTTGAATAATTAAATCACTTCCTGCACCAAAAACAGCTTTGGCATTATCTCCAAACTCTAGGGCATTATCGGACTTATCCCAAACAGCATTGTAGTTTGCACCAGTGAAGGTTACGTCACCATCATGTGTAGCACCATCAGTTGTTACTACTCCATCTACATTAAGTGTACTATCAAAATCTACTGCACCTGTTACATTAAACGTACCATTGTTTACTTTAACATTACCCTCTAGTGTGCCACCAAATAAACTAAAGGTATCATACACCACAATATCAACAACATCACTTGCTACAGTTCCACTACTAAGTGTTACCTGATTTGCCGTAGTAGTATTATAATCAACACCTGCTTTAAGCATAACACCATTAAGGTATACATCTACGTAATTACCATCGGTAAAAGAAAGAGTAAGATTATTAGCATCAACACCATTAATAGCAGTTGTACCTGCATTAGGGGTAAACTGAAATCTGGTCCTTACGCCTTGTGATGGTGATTTGCCTAAGTATGGCATTTATCCTCCTTCTAATTTAGCTATTCTTGCTTCTAATGTTTCTATTTTTTCATTTGCTTCTTGCAATGCTTTAATCATAGGTGCAATTAATTCTGTATACCTAAGGCCATAACGATAATTACTACCATCTTGATTTTCACTAATATCACCTTTAATTAAACCTGCAAAATCAGTGTTTGATTTACTTATGTCAGATAATACAGTTTCAACATCTTGAGCAATTAATCCATAATGAGTTCTAGTTTTATTATTAAATTTATAACTTTTTGGAGAAAGTCTTTTAATAAAATCTAAACCTAAATCACTGTCTACTATAGTATTTTTTTCTTTTTCATCTGACGTTTGAATTGTTCCATTAGTTGCATAAATATCATCAAAACGTACAGTATTATAACCTAAATCAATAGCATCATCACGATTAGAAAGACTTGAATTATTATAGGGTAATAACGCATCAAGAGAGGGAACAAGCTTTAATCCAGTGTCACCTGATCCAATTGAAATAGTATCTGCTTCTGTTACAATATTTCCTACCTCACTGCCATCTTTGTAAAAAGTAGCAAGACTGCCATTAGAAGTTTTCCTATTAATTAATAAAACATTCTGATTATCTGCCGTAGCAACAATTCTACCATCATTTAAAAGCTCTGATCCAACAGTAGCTAATGCTGAACTAGTTTTTGCAACAAAAACATGACCAGAGCTATCAATCCTCATTTTTTCATTATTAGAAATTTTAAAACGAATAGTATTACCATCAAGTAGTAAATGTCCATAAGCTGTATTTGCGTCATTAATAGCAACAATTTCTGGATCACCACCACTATCTATAAATAAAACTCTTGAATCTGAGCCACATTTAACATCAAAAAAAGCATGAGGATTAGTTGATCTAATACCAACTCTATTATTAGCTGCATCTACGTAAAAAGTATCAGTATCTATTGCTACTTCTCCACCTGACCCTATCCTCATGCGTTCTGCATCAGCAGTTTCATCATAAATGTTTAAATATGTACCTCCATTTCCAATTGAAAATTTTCTTGCGTCACTACCAGTTTTTTCCAACCCAAAACGGCTAACAGTACCATCAGAAATATATAAATTAGTTCCATTTGTAGGTGCTATATCTGAACTTGTTCCTATAAAAATATCACCATCAGAATCTATCCTCATTTTTTCACTATAAGTTTCACTTGATGGATCAGACAAAGAGCTTGCATCAGATTGTGAAAATATTAAACTTTGTGAACTAGCATAAGAAATAGAACCTGCTGTGCCACTTTTCTTAACAAACCCTACAAACGACCCATAAGGAGCTATAACAGTGTTATCAACAGATGTTGTAATGTTCCCACCAAAAGTAGCAGTAGAATTAAAAGTAGCTGCTCCTGCCGTTGATATAATTAAAGGAGTTGAATTTGCAGTATAATTATGAATTAAAAAAGCATTATCTGAGTTTCTTACTTGTGTAGACCATATCTGAGCAGTGCTATTCGTTTTATTAAAAACAGCACCTACATTAACAGAAGAACCATCTCCTTGTATATTTAACATATTACTATCAGTAACAGTTGATCCACCAATCGTAGCATTACCACTTATATCTGCATTACCATTTATATCTATTGTTGTTGCATTTATCTCAATCTCTGTATCAGAAACTAAATCTAAAACACCATCAGCAGATTGGTGTATGTATGTACCACTATCACCAAATTGAAATTGATTTGTTGAGTTTAATAATAATCCAGTATTATGTACATGAGTCAGTGTAACATCATCATCAGCACCAAATTTAATAGTAGTGCTATCAGACGTTAGATCTAAATCAGAGGTGGCGTTTAATCTAATATCTTTTTTGGCATCAATACCAATGTAGGCCATTATGTGATCTCCATAACACTAAGAGTTGCGTCTATTTTAGCAGCAACAGAACAATCTATCTTCATAACATCAGTGCCTTGCAATACAACTTTATTACCAGCTAAAACTTCTAAAGAACTTCCTACTGGTATAGGAACATCACTTAGTAATTTTACATTTTCATTAGATTCAGTATCACTTGTATTAGACTCTAAATGCACACTAACAGTAACTTGAGAGGTATGAACATTACAAAGAATCAATCCTAAAACAACAGCTTTTGTGTTCGTATCTGTTCCTGGACAAGTATATAATGTCAAAGGTGTACCAGATGAAGCAGGCATGGCTGCGTTTGTTTTTACCTTAAATGTATTTGCCATATCTTACCCCAATGCGATTGCTAATGCTGTTGCATCGTCTGCCGATGCTGCAACTGTGTATGTTTTTAAATCTGATGCTGCTATCTGTTTCATAGTTCCATTATCATTTACAATAAATCGATCAGCGTCTGCTATAGTTATAGAAGAACTTGCAGATGTGTCTCCATCAAGTAAGTTTAACTCTGAGGTTGTTGAAGTTACACCATCAAGTATATTCAATTCAGAAGTAGTAGCAGTTACTCCATCAAGTATATTCAATTCAGAAGTAGTAGCAGTTACTCCATCAAGTATATTTAATTCAGCAGCTGTAGCACTAACTGCGGTGGATCCAATAGTTATACCAGAAGCGGTTAAAGCACCTATAATTAAATTAGCAGCTGCATATCCAGTAGCACTTGTATTTACTGTTGTAGATGGTTCTGTTTGAGTATCACAAAATAATCTAAAAGTATTGTCAGTTGAAGCATCATAAAAAATACCTGCATATTTTGTTGTGCTAGATTCTACGTATTTACCTGCCAAACCAAAATCTGTGTTATTAGCACTATTGTTATTAGATAATATATTAAAGTTATCGTTTGTGGTTACAGCGCCTGTTTGTGTGGTCGTACCAGATACAGTTAAGTTTCCTGAAACTGTAAGATTGTTGCTTACTGTAACATCATTAGGTAAACCAACTGTTATCGTTCCAGAACTCTCTGCAACATCAACTTCATTACTCGTTCCAGAAAATGTTATTGTGCCACCTAACGCAGTGGCAGTTGTATTAGAACCATCTGATACTGTAATTGAACTATTAGCTAGTTTAGAATTAGCGATAGAACCTGCGAGTTGTGCATTTGTAATTGTACCAGACAAACTACTTGTTGGATAATTTGTTGCGTCAGATAAATCAAAAGCAGGTGTCGCATCAGAAGCACCTAGAGCTAAAGATATTCCTCCAAAACTTACAGAAGAATTTGCTAGTTTAGAATTAGCTATTGATCCTGCAAGTTGTGTATTTGTAATACCACTAGACTTAATCGTAACTGCACCAGAACTTACACTAAAATCATCTGAAGAAAATGAAGCCAATCCTTTTGCGCTTGTAGATGCATCAGCAATAACTAAATCAATCGTACCATCATCATCTTGATAATCAACTGTAATACCTGTTTCTGTGTTGGAGCTAAACATGGCTCCTATAAGGTCTTGTATTTGTTCTGTTGTTTGAACATCGGAGGTTAATGCAATTGTTCCAGTAGTAGCAGGCATTGTTAGAGTAATGTTACCACTAAAAGCCGAATGTGCGGGTGCTTGTAATCTTGCGTAGTGAGCATTTGATGACTCACAATAAAAATCTACATAAGACTGAGTACCACCATTTTTTATTGAAATTGCACCTTGTGATATACTTACACCACTAGCTCCACCAAAAGTTGCAGTGCCAGTAATCGCAGGACTTGCTATTGTTGTGGATGCACCACTAATTGTAGGACTTGTAAGTGTTTTATTTGTAAGAGTATCTGTAGTTGTTTTACCTACTAAAGTGTCGGTTGTTGCAGGTAAGGTAAGAGTAATGTTACCACTGAAAGCTGAATGAGCTGGTGCTTGAAGCCTTGCATAGTGAGCGTTACTTGATTCGCAGTAGAAATCTACATAGGATTGAGTACCACCATTTTTTATAGATACTGCACCTTGAGATATGCTTACTCCACTAGAACCACCAAATGTAGCTGTTCCAGTTATGGCAGGACTTGAAATAGTAGGACTTGTTAATGTCTTATTAGTTAATGTATCTGTCGTTGTTTTTCCCACAAGTGTATCTGTCGTTGCAGGAAGAGTAATTGTAACATTTCCAGAAAAAGCAGAGTGTGCTGGTGCTTGTAGTCTAGCATAATGTGCATTGCTTGATTCACAGTAAAAATCAATACGAGATTGTGACCCTGCATTTTTAAGAGATATCGCTCCACCAGTAAGTTCTACATGATTATTAGCATCAAGAAACACAGATTTCTCTGCAGGATACGTCATAAACACTTGTTTAGTGCCTGTACCTAAATTTACCGCACTACCGGAGTTAGAGCTTTCTAATATAGTGGTTCTAGTGAGAGTAGTTCCACTTGATGCAAAGGTTCCTAAACCAACTTCAAATTCATTATTAGTATCGTCAATAATAGCATAGTAAGTGGTATCAGCATTAGAAAGGACAGAAGTAAAAGTTTGAAAGTTACTAACAGCACCAGCAAGAGTTATTGCTCCTGTACCCGTTGTTGTTGTAGTTTCCTTTACTCTATCTTTTAAAACTAAGGCCATTACGCAATCCTTATGATCGCATTACTCGCATCTGCCGTTGGAAAAACAATTGTAAAATCACCGCTACTAGCCGCTTTGTCTGCACCAAAATCTAATACAGCAACTGCAGGATCACCAGAAGCAGTGTCGTTAAATATCAAAGCTCCTCTTACGTTAGATATGGTAACACTTGAAAAAGTTTCGTCAGCAAAATCAACAATAGCCGTTGTTCCACTTGAAGTTGGAGTTACTGGATTAAGTGCTTGACCTTTAGCAGTGTAATTAGTTCCACTTATTTCATTACTAGTAGTGTAGGCCGTAGTTGAAGCATTAAAACTAGCGTTATTATCATATAAAGCTATGTTAAAGGTATTACCACCAGAAGAACTAAAATTATGAACTCCTTTTAACAATTCTACTTTAAAAGATGTGCATAAAAAATTATTAGTAAAAGCCATTATAATCTCCTTATATACTCTGCCAATTTTATATTACCAGAATCTTTAATAGCATTATATACAGTAGTTCTATCACTTTTAATAGCCTCTTTCATATAATGAGCAATTACTTTTTCTAAACTATTTTTATATTCTCTAGCTTGTTCTTGAATCGCAGGATGTGCTGAATCAGATATAGATATAATTTTGTCTACACATCTTTTTGCTACCTCCTCTGGTGTAAATCCTCTATTGTCTATTGTTTTAATACCAACAGAAAAATCTTTTGACATATTCAAAGCATCTGTAATCATGTTTTTTGCCTTCTAATTAAACCAGTTCTATAGGTATCAGAAACTTCATTAGCTTCACCAAGACTTTTTACTCTCGATAACGCTTCAGTAAACTTAGAATTATATGCACTAAGAACATCTTGTTCACCTTTCATGTATATATAGGCTTCAACTAAAGAACCATACAAAAGAGCCACTTCTGCATTTTCACTAATCCAAGTAGTGCCACTATCCGCTCCTGCAGTTAAACTTGCGGGTCGATAAAAGTAACTTAACGTTGTTGTAAAATTAGCATTTGGAGTTGGAGCTAGTATAAAATTATCTACATCAAATTGAGCATAATATTTAGGAACACCTGTAGTAGAAGAGTCTGGTGTATACGTTTGAATAAAATCTAAATCTTTAAACAACAAAAATTCTATATTACTGCTATTTGTTATACTCAAAGAGTAAGGTGCTATAAAATCAGTAGGACAAGCAAGAAATCTATTTCCAGAAGACATTGAACCTGCAGCGTTTTTTCTAAAATAATTTAATTGTACAGATTTAAATATTCTTTCTTCTGCTAATCTTATAAAATTATTAAGATTAGAAACAAAATTAGTTTCATCATTTTGTGTATAATCTTGTATAGCTGATTTTAACGTAGCAAGAGTAAAGCTCATGATGTTGTCACCGTAACTTCCCCTACTTTAGAAATACCTCGTATTAAAGTAGCATTAGGAGTTTCCACTGTGTCTTTGTTTACAAAAACTTTTAGTGTCTCCCTAGTGTCTGGTCTCGGTTCTCGTAAAGATTCTGGATCAGCAGGTTGTTTTTTTGGATGAAGTTGAGGATGTTTTTCTTCAAACTCATCTGGACCTACAATCAAACCATTCCATTCCTTCTTCATATCCCTTAATCTGTACCTAAATCCAGATCTATCTGATATACCAAAAGCATTTTTGTTAGAAGCATATCGTGTCATTATAACCTCAAATACTGCATATCAGGTTGTAGTTTTAAAGAAACTCGATCATCATCCTCTGCTGCGGCTCTTTGAAACTCTTCTTCATATACTGTTTTCAATAACTGAACTCTTTCTGGAGATCGTTTCATTGAAATATAATAAGCCAAACCTGCGACTAAACAAGGGTAAAAACGAAAAGGTAAATCTAATGTGTTTACTTGTGTATCCGCATCATCCATTCTGGTAATGGCATCATAAATAATTGTGTCTGTACTATTTTCTGGAATAGGCCATATTTTTAAATTAGGTGTTAACTGTCTATCTAAAAAATATTGTGTGGGTCTTCCTTGTGTTGTTTTAGTAGGAATAGCTAAAAAAGCATCTCTACTTATCCTTTGCATGGTTAAATCTGTACCACTTCTTCTTACAACCGCAGAGAT